TAGAGTATTATAAATCCATAGAAGAGCATCTAGTCTTAGCTCCAGCAGCTATTAGAGAGAGTAACCATAACTGTATGCCAGGGGGTTACGTTGATCACGTAAATAGAGTAGTTGAGGCTTCGTTAGCAATGCACGAATTATGGAAAGGATTTGGAGATTCTGCCGCTACATATACAGTAGAGGAATTGGTTTTCTCTGCTATTAACCACGATTTAGGTAAGTTAGGCCTGGGTTCTAAACCTGGGTCTCTTCCTAATGATAATGATTGGCAGATTAAGAATCAAGGAGCTTTATATAAGATCAATCACGAATTAACCTTTTCTACTATCCCAGACCGTTCGCTATTTATCTTGCAGAGCATAGGTTTACAGTTAACAGAGAATGAATATCTAGCTATTAAATTACATGATGGGTTATACGATGAAGCAAATAAAGCTTACTTAGTATCTTATCAGCCTGAATCTAGATTAAGGACTACCCTACCTATTGTTTTACATCAGGCAGATATGTTAGCATCGAGAGTAGAGTGGGAGAGAGTGTGGTTACCTAAGTTAACATCACCTCAAGAGAAAAAGAAGACGCCAGCTAATAAATTCACGTCTACAGCAGCTAAAGAGCATGCCATGACTAAGCTAGGTAAATCGAATCCAGGACTATTATCCGCACTTAAAAACATATAATCATATGGTAACAACAATTCTAAACATCGCATTATGGGTATTCTCGATAGCAGGATACGTTATCTATAACCTCTATAGTAAGAACGTTAAGCTAGAGGAGATGATCCAAAAACAAGATCAAGTCTTGAGAGAGGCTTCTGCTACTATCAATGAATCAGATAGAGTAATAAAGGAGATAGATAAGTTAGGTGCTTTCCAAAGCGATGACGAAATAGGCTTTTTCTTCCAAGCAGTTAAAGAGATTCAAGCAACTCTAAACCAATATATAACCAATAAGTAAATATGACAGCTACCGCAGGGTTATTTGAAAAAGAAGTAGAAGTATTGCTCACACGTGAAGGTAAGGTTCGTAAAAGAAAACCTAAGCAATCTAATATCTACTTCACTCAAGAGACAGAAGATGCTATAATTAAGTATGTAGGTAGCGATAACGAAGTAGAGAGAAATAGAATCTTTAACGACTCTATCAACTATGCCTTTCATAAACTAGCCGAAAATATCATACACACCTTTAAGTTCTACTATACTGAAGTCCAGACTATAGATGAATTAAAGCACGAAGTAGTCTGTGTTTTATTAGAGAAATTAAAACTATACGATCAATCTAAGGGTAAAGCTTATTCTTACTTCGGTACAATAGTCAAGAGGTATTTAATCGTATACAACAACAACAACTATAAAAAGCTTAAGAACAAAGCTCACGTAGAAGAAGTAGATACTGATAAAACTATTACTAATCAATTACTTAGTAGTAAGGAAGTAGATCTAGAGGAGTTTGAATTCATAGACGTATATACGAGATATATCGACAGTAAACTCTTCGAACTCTTCTCTAAAGAAAAAGAATCTAGAGTAGCGGATGCGATCCTAGAATTATTTAGAAAGAGAGAGAACTTAGACATATTATCTAAAAAAGCTCTCTATATATACATTAGAGAAATCACCGAAGCACCCACACCCGTCATTACAAAAGTCATTAAGAAATTAAAGACTATCTACAAGAAGATGTACGGTATCTACCTAGAACAAGGACACTCCTCTAAAATTTATTAAACTATCTCTATTTATATCTAAAGAGAGACCATGGACTTTGAACAAGAAATTTTTAAAGGAAAATCTTTCTCTTCACTATTAGAAGATATTTACAAGAATAGCAGAAGCAAAGAAAAGCAGATTCGTGATCTGATCCTACAGTTAAAGGATATGATTACTGAACCAGGCGATGCTGTTATGATGGTACCTCTATTACAGGGGTATATGGAAGTAGCAGTAAAGAATGATGAAGCTCTAATTAAGATGGCTTCTATCGTTCAAAAGGCTATGACTTTGAATAAAGCAAGTGAGGGGGGAGGAGAATTATTATCTGAAAGAGATAAAGAACTCTTATTTGCTGAGATAAAAAATATCGAACTACCAGCACTACCTGAAAAATCAGTAGCATAATGTCAATACAGTTAGGTGTAAATTATAATCTATATAAGGCGTTATCGGGTATTAATCCTGGAGGAGGCACTATATTAGCTAGAGTAAATAGAGTAATCTACGGACCTCGTACGAGTAATGGTAGTAGAGATGAAGCCTTTTATGCTAACAATCAATGGAATAGTGTAGGAGGTATCCTATATACAGTAATGTACGGAAGCGAGAACGTACCGCAACAAGCTAGTACTGTTGCTAAACCCTACGACGGAAATATAACTCACTACCCCCTCGAAGGCGAGATTGTAGAATTAACACCAGGACCTTCTATTAGACTAAATGATGATGCCTTAGCAAAAGACCTGTACTATCGTACACCTATTAACCTATGGAATAGTGTACATCATAACGCTTTTCCTAGCTTCTTTAAGATAGCGGGATTTAATAATAACCTACAAGTACCTTATACCGATTCTACTAAAGGAGTAGCTAAGAGCAATGTAACTAGTTCACAAGTCATACCCTTAGGTACTACCTTTGTAGAGCAGACAGATATCAAGAACTTACAAGCATTTGAAGGCGATATTATACATCAAGGAAGATGGGGACAATCGATAAGATTCGGAAGTACGGTATCAAATAGCGCTATCAAGAATCCTTGGAGTAGTGCAGGGGATAACGGATTACCTATCACAATAATCCGAAACGGTCAATCTAATAGAGTTATAGGACCCACCGAACCCTGGTCGACTACAATCGAAGATATAAACTCAGATGGTGCATCTATATATCTATGCTCAGGTCAAATAATCAGGATCTCTGACATAGAACAGAATCATGTACCTAACATGAAATCATTTACCAGTAAGAGTAAGCCTCAAGAAAATCAAATACAAAGACCTAATACACAGCCTGTGAGTACAGATTCAACATCTGCTAGACAGCAGTCACAATCTGAACTACAAGCAGCACAAGCATCTAGTAATAACGTATCAAATCAAGCAGCACGAAGTAATAAATAATGGCAACACTACCGTATATACCGACTATACCCTACGGAGGTAATCAAGCGATAATATCATCGAATAGGGTTACCCTGCATGCACAAGAAGATAGTGTTTTAATATTCGGTAAAAAAGCGATCGCATTATCTAGCTTAGGTACAATTAACCTAGATATAAACGATAAATTAATCATAAATTCACCTAAGATCGAATTAGGGTTAAATGCAGAGAAATCAGGTGATCCAGTGATCTTGGGTAATAAAAACGTGGAGTTGATGACAAGGTTATTAAAATCCTTAGAGATATTAGGAACATCTCTACAATGCTTAACTGAAACTGAATTAGAATTAGCGATACCTGATATAGTATTCTCAGCTCAGAAACTAGCAGAGACAGCCGCTTCTCTAAAAACAGATCTATCATCAACACTATCTAAAGTAACTTATACACTATAATGGCATTTACATACTACTATACCGAATTAGGACCACTCACTGATATCACAGTACTAAAAGACGGTGCAGAGGTATACAAAAGCCGAAAACTTACAGCACCTAATGAACTCTTATTATCTACAGCGAAATTAGCCTTAAGAGACAACTACCCTAATCAAGGTGTGGAGACTATGACAGAAACCACAGCACCTCCACCTACTATATCACCGTTTACATACTACTATAATAAAAGTGGCTTCAATACTGTAATCACAGTGCTAAAAGAGGGTGTACAGGTATATCAAAATAAGAGCGCTAATGCAGGCAACGCTGTTTTACTAAGCGAAGCTAAAGCAGCTCTTAAGGATAATTACCCAAATCAAGGTGTAGAGACTATGATAGAGCAAACCGCTCCGCCAACACCACCGCCGCCTCCACCGCCCCCAACCCCTCCTACTCCTCCACCACTACCTACTCAAAACGAACCACCAACAAGAAATAAACTACCAAGTAATAAGCCAAAAGGTAAAGGTTTAGAAGGTATAGTAACAAGTATAAGTAAGCAATTAGCTACTATAGATTCTAAAGTAGATGATATCTACTACGGTAACAAAAATAAAAATACCGGTATAAAATTTCCAGGCAACACGTCTA